AGACATTTATCCTATATATCCAAAGGGTTTAAACGAACTGGCGCAAACTGGCCACGATATGCCGCGATTGGTTACGACCACCGCTAGCGGTCAAAAATCGGCTGTAGACGATATTGGGGATTTTGCGAAAGAGGTACTTGGCGTAGACCTAATGCCCTGGCAAAAAAATATATTGCACGGTTTAACGTCTATGGATAACAACGGCGATTACTTGCACCGTGTCGGCCTTGTGTCTGTCGCTCGACAAAACGGTAAAACGGTTGCTATTGCGTCGCTTGTTGGTTGGTGGCTTACTACCCAGGGTAAAGCGCGCGGCCAGGCGCAAACGGTTATTACTGTTGCACACAAATTAGATTTGGCTACCGCGCTATACACATATTTAGCGCCCGTGTTAGCAAGCAAATTTAATGCCCATGTTTCTTGGTCATATGGGCGCATGGTTTTAACAATGCCGGATAACAGCGTATGGTTTCCACGCGCGGCAACGCCACAAGCTGGACACGGTTACAGCGTTGACCTAGTAATAGCCGATGAAGTTTGGGATATTTCGGAAGCGGCCATAGACGAAGGTTTATTACCGTCGCAACGCGCGCGCAAAAACCCGTTGTTTGTAATGATGTCTACAGCCGGTACGCAAGATAGTAAAGCCATGTTGCGTTGGCGCGAACAAGGATTAAGGGCCATAGATAGCGGCGAACAAACTAAATTATATTTTGCCGAATACAGCCCCCCGCCGTCTATGGATTTAATGACCCCCGAAGCCTGGGCGTACGCAAACCCCGCGCTAGGTCATACGTTAGAAATGTCTGTAATCGAGGCAGAAAGCGAAGCGCCAAACCGCAACGCTTTTTTACGCGCGTCGGTTAACACGTGGACAGCAACACAAAACGGCTGGTTAGAACCAGGCGTATTTGAAGCCTTAAAAAGTGACGACACAATACCGCCAGGCGGAATACTTGCTATAGAGGTAGACCAAGACGGCGCGCTATATGTTGGCGTGCGCGCTATACAAGTAGGGTTAAAAACGGCTATAACGGTTGCGTTTGTTGCGGGCACACTTGCCGAAATGTGGCGCTTGGTTGAAACCGAAATAGCGTTAGGCCCAACGCTACGCCTAGCAATTACGCCAGGGCTTGAAATACATTTACCGCCAAATATGGAACGCCGTAAAACCATTGTTGGTTATCGGGAATTATTGAAATGGACTAGCCCAGTTAAAAATATGATTTTAGAAAATCGTATATACCACCACGGCGAAAACCAGTTAATAGAACACGTCGAGCGCGCCGTACTTATTAAACACCAAGGCAGCGTAGCCCTTTCGTCGACCCGTAGCCCTGGGCCTATCACGTTGGCTAGGTGCATGGTTTGGGCTGCAGCGTTGGCGTCTAAACCGCAGCTAGTCGGCAAACCGTTAGTAGTTGCGTTAAACCGCTAATGTTGTGTTGGCACTATCCGCGACGGCTTACCTTTTCGTCGGGAAAAGAATAGACCGCTTCACCGTGGGTAGTGCCACCAAACTTTTAACAGATATGGCAGACTAAACGCATGGCGTTATTTAACAAGGTCAACAAGGCCGCTATAGGTACTACCGTTAAAGCGGCGGCTAGTGGTTCAAATGTTGGCGCGTCACAACTCGATAACTTTTATGCGTTTACCCAGGGCGCTACCCGCCAACGTGCTATGGCCGTACCGGCTATTACTAGGGCGCGCGATTTGTTGGCGTCAGTTATTGGTTGTACGCCGTTGTCAATGTATAACGAAATGTGGAACCCTGTAACGCGCGAACTTGAACAAATTCAAATTGCCCCGCGCGCTTGGACACGTCAATTAGACCCGTCGTTACCAAATAGCACAACGCTTGCCTGGTTATTTGACGATTTATTTTTTACCCAACGCGCTTTTCTTTACATTACCGAACGTAGTAGCGACGGCTACCCTAAAGCGTTTCAACGTATGCCTAGCGCAATGGTTTTAACACAAGACCAAGCAGGCCCCGTATTTTTTGCGCCGTCTAAACAAATTATGTTTAGCGGTTTACCTATTGACCACCGCGACGTAGTGCAATTTATTAGCCCTATTCAAGGTTTACTTTTTACTAGCCCTAACGCTGTTTTGACATCACTAAAGCTCGAGCAGGCAAGGCTACGCAATAGTTCTAGTTTGCTTCCTACGGGCGTATTGCGGCAGGTCGCGGGCGAGCCTTTAAGCGCCGAGGAATTGCAACAGTTGGGCCAGTCTTTTGAAACGGCGCGCCTTACAAATTCCGTAGCGGTTTTAAATGAATTTGTTACGTACACCGAAACAAACAGCGACGCCAGTAAACAAATGCTAATTGCAGCGTCGGAATACCAAGCTCTCGAGGTCGCCAGGCTCGCAAATTGCCCCCCTTACCTTTTGGGCGTCGCTACTGGCTCGTACAGTTACCAAAACAGCACCCAGGCGCGCCAGGATTTGTATATGTTCGGCGCCAAATTGTTTATGGACTGTATAGCCGAAACGCTAAGTATGGGTAACGTATTGCCGCGCGGTACATATTGCAAATTCGATATAGAAAGTTACCTATCCGAAAGTTACCTATCCGAATATGACACACCCGCAGAAGTAGACGAAGTAGGAGTAATGCCAAATGCTTAGATTAACTCAACAAGAATTAACAATAGACGCCGCAGGCCCTAACGGTATGCCGCGCCGTACGTTGGCTGGCCTTGCCCTGCCTTATAACGTTGAAGCGGTAGTAAACGACGGCACAAAAGTTATGTTTATGCCAGGCAGTTTAAACGCAAGCGACAAAATGCCGAAAATGTATCTAAACCATGACAGCACCAAGGCCGTAGGAATTGTTACAAGTTTGGTAGATACGCCAGGCGGCATGATGTACGAGGCACGTATTAGCGAAACGGCTTTAGGCAACGAGGCGCTGGTATTAGCAGCCGACGGCGTACTAGACGCGGTAAGTGTTGGCGTTAACCCAACCCGTTTTAGTTACGACGAAAAAGGCACAATGATTATAGAAAGTGCCGATTTCCAAGAATTATCGTTAGTGCCTTACGGGGCTTTTGCGGGGGCGTCAGTAGACCGCGTAGCAGCGTCGCAGGGTATCCCACAAGACGAACAAGAAGTAGATAATATAGAAACCGAAACACCTAACGAGGAGTTAGACACCATGACACAGCCAACAGAAACCCCAACCGTTATCGAGGCCGCAAGCGTAGCCCCAGTCGTTTACGCACAGCCACGTACTTTCAAATTGCCAACCGCAGGCGAATTTATCGCCGCGTCGTTGCAAGGTGGCAGCGTACTTGCAGAAATGAACGCCCGCGTTCAAGCTGCAGCACCAAACATTACTACAGCCGATACCCCAGGTATCTTGCCTGAAATCATTACCGGAACTGTTTACGACAGCCTTAACCCAATTCGCCCGTTTGTTTCGGCTATTGGCGTACGTGCCATGCCACAATCAGGTGCAACATTTCGCCGCCCAAAAATTACGGTACGCCCAGTAGTAACACAACAGCCAACAGGCCAACTAAACCAGTTGGACCCGTCTACTGTCACCGTTGCAAATAACAACGTTAATAAACTTACTTTCGGAACGTTTGTAACAATGTCCGAACAGGATTTGGATTGGACAGACCCAGCAAGTATTAACATTGTGTTGAACCAGTTGGCTATCGCTTACGGACAAGCAACAAACAACTACGCCGTAGATACTTGCCATGCAGCAATTACACAAACCAGCGCCGTTGCCGACACGACAGACCCTGCCGACTGGATTGCAGCAATTTACGAAGGCGCACGCCAAATTAGCGCAACTAGCAACTACCTACCTACCCACATGGTCGTAACACCTGGTACGTGGGCCGCGTTAGGTTCATTGGTTGACAGCACAGGCCGCCCAGTATTCCCACAAATCGGCGCTATGAACGCACCAGGCGAATTGTCGGCTTCAAATTGGAACGGCAACCCGCTAGGCCTTGTGTTGGTAGTCGATAAAGATACCCCAGGTTCATTTATGGGCCACGCAGCCGGACCAGCCGCAGGTTTTGAATTTTACGAACAGCAAAAGGGCGCCATTTCTGTAGACGTACCTAGCACCCTGGGCCGCACTATTGCGTACCGTGGTTATGCAGCGTCGTTTATGGCAGACGCTACAAAATTCGTTAAGTTCGTCTAACCGAAAGGCGGCCTAACCGCCATGACGCAGGTTTACCAAGTAGCGCATAAAACGCTATTAGACAACTACGCAGTTTTAGAAACGCTTACACCTAATGAAGTTTATGTAGGCGCGTCTATTGTTATTGCAGGCGTTGACGCAACTTTTAACGGTACTTACACCGTTTACGACGTACCCGAATACTTGTTTATTGGCGTAGACGACGAGGGCGACCTACTTTTTAATTATGAGGTGCCCGTACCGTTTCAAATTCTGTACGCAAAAACAGCCGCCGACGTCACGCGCACTACAGCAACGGGAACCGTAACGCTAGGTACAATTTCGTGCACGTGGGTTACAGCCGGACAGATTGAGGACTGGCTAGGTATCGGTACCGCGTCGGCACTCGATACAACTTTTCTTACACAATGCGCGGCAGCTGCAAACGATTTTTGTTTTCAACGACGTTTAGAAAGCGGCTACATAGACCAAAAAGCAACTAGCCCTAGTAATAGCGTCACTTTAGGCACTATTGCCTACGGCGGTTTTCTGTATCGACAGCGCGGCGCGGTAACAGATTTTGCCAGTTTTGACGGCATGCCCGCAGGCAACAGCGTCGGCTTGTCGCCAATGATTAAACAGTTACTAGGTATTCCACGCCCGCAGGTTGCCTAATGCCTGTTGGTTTTACAGACTTATTTAACGAGGCGCTAGACGACCTAGCAGCGTCGCTAACGACCATTACAGGGCTACAGGTAGTAACAGACCCCCGCAACCTTGTACCGCCTTGTGCGTTTATAGACGCCCCTACGTTTACCGTGTATTCAAACAACGTCGTAGAAATGACTTTTCCAATACGCATAATTACGCTGGGGCCTGGCAACCTAGACGCGCAACGGTCACTACTTAACTTGGCTAGCAAGGTAATAACTAAAAAAATTGGCGTAACCGACGGGCGCCCAACTGTCGCAGTAATAGGCGGCAGCGAACTACCCGCCTACGATTTGACCATAACCCTACAAACCCAGGCAACCGCCTAAGATAGGTGCAACATGAAATACGAAATAGTTAGCCCCCGTATCGGTTGCCCTGGCGACGAATACGTACCGGTTGAAGGCGTAAACATTGACGCGCTTATAGCGGGCGGTTTCGTTATTCAATCCCCCACCAAGGCGCCTAAAGGTGCTAAAACTAAGACAGACACAAACGAGGAGTAAAGCCAATGGCTACTAGCACTTATCTTTCATCACCAAACGTAACGGTTAACAGCGTTTCGCTGCAAGACCAATGCCAAGGTTTGACATTTACCCGCACTATCGAGGCGCTAGAAAGTACCGCGTTTGGTTCGGGTTCACGCGTTTACGTGGCAGGCCTTGAAAACTCAACGTTGACCCTTGACCTGTATCTATCGTTTGCAGGTAGTGAAACTTACGCAACACTTAAAGCGCTTGTAGGCACGTCTACTACGGTTTCGTGGTCGCCTAGCGCAACAAGCCCAGGCACCGCAACCAACCCAACTATGACGCTTACAGGCGCATACTTGGAAGCCTTGCCGTACGAAATGGCGCTGGGCGCTTTAGGCACAATTAGCGTTACCTTTACAGGCGGAGTTTACAGCGTCGTTGAAGTTTAATTAAACGCCTGTAAAGGCCCGACACAAAAGGCAGACAATGAAACTTACGCTAAAAGTAGAAACAGCCGACACCGCCTATGAGGTGGTAACAAATCTGTACGTTATTATTTTGTGGGAACGCAAATACAAACGTAAAGCGTCGGACATGGCCGCAGGTATCGGCATAGAGGATTTAGCATTTATGGCGTATGAGGCGTCTAAGTTAAATAAAATTGTTGTACCGGCAGAGTTTGACACGTTCGTTAAAGGCTTAACAAACATTGAAGTAGTCGACACCGAGGCCGTAAACCCCACTTAAGGGGCACCCACGGGCGCCAACTTGCCGAACTGTTGGTAGCAATTTCGTGGTGGCCCCCGTCTATACCGTTTGACATAGACGACTTGGCTACTGTCGTTGCTGTATTATCAGACAACAACAAACAACGAAAGTAAACGTTATGGGCCAACTACCGTTACAAATTGAGGGTATTCAAGAAACCCTTAAATTGTTAAACGACATAGACCCTAAATTTAGGCGCCGCGTAACCATACAAATTAGAAACGCTGGCGCGTCTATTTTGTCCGAGGCGCGCCAAATGGTAGCAAGTTTTGATAATTCAAAAGGCAACGGCGCCCCACTATCCGGCATGGTTCGAGGCAACTTAGTTAAAGGCCGTGAAACTACGTGGCGTACTGACGCCGTACAAAAAGGATTTAAAATTAAGGTTGGCGTACGTGGCAGTAAAGAACGCTACGTAAACTTTGACCGCGGCGGCTATACCGAACAAGTTGTATACGGTTCTAAGCCTTATCGTTTAATGACCGTACAGAGCGCCGACGCTGCAGGCGTCATCTATGACCATGCAGGCCGTAACACAGACGGCCAATTTGTTACAAACCTAAACGTAGAGGAAGGCAACCAACCGCGCGTTATTGACGTTGCCGTAGACAAAAATAAAGATACCGTAACCGCCGAGGTACTTAAAGTAGTAGAACAAGTTATGGCCGTCACCAATCGACAAATGAAGGTTCGCTAATGGCTGGTATAAATATCCCAATTATTACGTCGTTTGCCGATAAAGGCATATCGGCGGCAGAAAAAGCGTTTGGCAAGTTTGGCAAAACTGGCGTAGCAGTAGGCGCCGCGTTTGCAGCTTCAACAGGTTTAGTAGTAGCAGGTTTAACTAAGGCAGTTGCCGCCGCTATCGAGGACCAAAAAAGCCAAGCGCTACTAGCCAAACAGTTAGAAAACACTACGGGCGCGTCGCGTATGACTATTGCGGCAACCGAGGATTTTATAGCCCAAATGCAATTTGCTACAGGTGTAGCCGACGACGCGTTACGCCCGGCATTAGGCAACCTGTTACGCGCAACAGGGGATTTAACAACAGGGCAAGACCTATTAAATCTTGCCATGAATATAAGCGCAGGCAGCGGCAAAGATTTAGAAAGCGTGTCAGTTGCTTTAGGCAAGGCTTACAACGGTAATTTAGGCGGGCTTACAAAACTAGGTTTAGCCCTTGACCCCAACATTATTAAATCTAAAGATTTTGGTAAGGCACAAGAGGAACTAAACAAACAGTTTGGCGGCGCTGCGGCTGCAGCCGCTAACACATATGAAGGCCAACTAAAACGCCTGGGTACTGTTTTTAGCGAACTTAACGAAACTATTGGCTACGCAATTTTAAACAACAAGTACGTTAAAGACGCCATAGGGCTATTACCTGGCGCAGTCAACGAGGCTGTAAAGGCGTTTGGTACTGGTGGGTTTGGTGGGGCGCTCGACGCTTTTGTAAAAAACATGGGCGTTACAGGCGCATACATACAGAAATTTACTGTGTCGGCGTCGCTTCAATTTGCGCGCATGAAATTTACAATACTTGACGCCATATCGGGCAGCCTATGGGGTTTAACAGGTTTAGTAACAGGTTTAGACAGCGCTACAAGAGCAGCAAAAAACAACGTAGCCAACTTGGAATTGCAATTTACGGCAACGATTTTTTACATATCAGATTTAACAGCTAAATTAAACGCCAACGTTGCAGCGCAACGGTCTAACGGTGCAGCGTCGGACAGGTTAAGCGGCCAAGCCGAGGCGTTGGGTTACAAGTTGGCGCCAGTTGTCGAGCAGTTAGACAAGGTAGGTGGTGCAGCCAAAAAAGCCGATACCGCCGTAACAGACGCCGCTAAAGCATTACAAGACGATTTAACAAAAGCATTAGACGCAGCCAAAACAGGATTAGACGACGCCCAGGGCGCGTTTGACGATTTCGCGGGCAGCGTGTCTAAAGGTTTACAAGACGCGTTTAGTTTTAAAGACGCTAAAGACGCAGGCGACGAAACAGGTAAAGGTTTCCTATCCGGACTACGTGACCAAGTTAAAGGCATAAACGAATACAGCGCCAACGTACAAACCCTGTTAACCGCTGGTTTGTCACAAGACGCGTTAGCAGCCGTTTTAGCTGCAGGTGGCGACAGCGGCGCGGCTATTGCTAAGGAACTTATTAAAGGCGGTTCTACCGCCATTATTGAAACAAACGCGCTGGTTGAAAGCGCCAAATATGCAGCCGATTTAATCGGTCAATCTGCAGCGCAACAATGGTACGGCGCGGGCGTATCTAACGCGCAACAGTATTTAAAGGGCGTTGAAGCCGCGTTTGCTATTGCCCAGGCACGATTAGCAGGCAAGGGCTTAAAACTTGCCGACGTTAAAGGCATTTCGGCTGGGTTTAACGACGCAATTTCTATGCCAGTAGCCGCGCCTATTAGCAAACCAACCCCAGGTTACGGCGGGCCTGGCGGCGGCGTAACGGTTAACGTAACTGGCGGCATATCGACTAGCGCGGAAATAGGCGAAGCCGTAGTAAATGCTATTAGGGCATATAACAGGGCTGCAGGGCCCGCAAATATTGCGGTTGGCTAATGGCTACGTCAGTAATTGAAAGCGGCAATTACGAACTGTTTATAGATACAGGATTTCAGTTAGACGCCTTTACCCTTGACGACGCAACGCGAGGCGTTTTAAACAGCACCCAATACGTGTTAGACGGTACGACAGAGTTTGCACCAATGCTGCAATACTCGACAAACGTAAACATTAAACGCGGGCGCCGTGACGTGGGCGACCAATTTAGCGCTGGCACAATGTCATTTAATTTAAACGACGACCTAGCAGGCGGTACCTTAAACCCGTTGTATTCGTCTAGCCCCTACGTAGACCCCGCAGGGCAATTTACATTGGCACCATTACGGCGCGTATCGTTCGGCAGATACAACAGCGTAGGCACGTTTATAACGTTGTTTGTGGGGCAGATAGTCAACTATGACTACACCTACGAACTGGGCGGACAAAACACCGTAAACGTGTATTGTGCCGACGATTTTTATTTACTAGCCCAAACCGCGTTAGCAGAATTTAACGTATCCGAACAGTTATCGAGCGCCCGCCTATCGGCTGTTTTAGACCTGCCTGAAGTTGCTTACCCGGCTTTAACGCGTGACATTGAAACAGGTACACAAACATTGGGCGGGGCAGCTGCCTACACGGTTGCCGAAGGTACAAACGTAAAAGCGTACATAGACCAAATACAGGCTGCCGAACAAGGCCGTATTTTTATGTCAAGGACTGGCGATATAACTAGCCAACCGCGCATTGGTAATACTCTTTCGGGTAGTGTCGCCGACTTTCACGACGACGGCACAAACATACCGTATAACAGTTTGGGCATTATTTTTAACGCCGACCTAATAGTAAACAGGGCCAGTATTCAACGCTTGGGCGCCACAAGCCCCGAGGTAGCCGACGACTTGGCAAGCCAGGCTAAGTACCTAATTCAAAATGTAAGCATTACTAACAGCCTTTTACACAATGACGCAGCCGCGTTAGACCTGGCTAACTACCTTTTAGTTGGCGAACCTGCAGCCACGTTTAACGCCGTGCAAACCGATTACCTAATGCTTACAACACCCCAAAAAGAAACCTTGGCGCTAGTCGACATTGGCGACACCATAACGATTACTAACACAATTACAGGCGGCGAAGTAGCCCAAGAACTATCGGTAGAGGGCGTAGAAATATCGGTAAACGTAAACAACGGGCACCGAGTTACGTTCTACACAGCAAATACCGTAATTGTTTACGAATTTATTTTGAACGACCCAATTTACGCTAAGTTGGGGATACAAGACCCGCAACCAGTTTTAGCGTAAAGTAGGAAGTATGCCAAACGAACAGACATCAGTACCGTTATTTGCTAGCGGCGAGGTATTGACCGCTTCAAATATGAATTTGTCGGCAGGTACAGGCGTACCGGTATTTGCTACAACTGTTACGCGTGACGCGGCGTTTGGTGGTGCAAGCGAAAAAGTGCTAGCAGAGGGCCAACTTTGTTATTTGTCTAGTACAAACGTTGTGCAGTATTACGACGGCGCGGCATGGCAACCTATCGGCGCTAGCGGCTTAACACTTATCAGCGCAACAACAATTGGTAGCGCAGTTTCAAGCGTCACCGTGTCCGGCGCGTTTAGTGCAACATACGATTACTACAAGATCACACTTAGCGGCGGCACAGGCTCAGTTAATGATGAGCAACTAGGACTAAAACTAGGTGCAACAGCCACAGGATATTACAACGGTTTTGTTGGTGCAGCTTATTCCCCTGATGCAACAGGAACATACAGCGGAAACTCGACAAATACTGGCAGCTCATTTAACGCAGTTGGCAGAGTTATGACTGATGGATTGAACCTTAACATGGAATTAAACGGGCCGTTTCTTGCTAAAAGAACTATTGTGTCTGGCACTATGACTTCAATAAATGTGGGTCGCATGTATAGCGGTTATTTAGACGGCACAACTTCTTACACCGCATTTACTATTACGCCAGCAAGCGGCACAATTACAGGCGGCACAATCCGCGTTTACGGATACGCAAACAGTTAGGGCATGACATGACATACCAAGAAGCCGTAGCAATGTACCCACACGACGAAGTGTTTATACAAGTTGACGGCGTAGTACGCCCAATGACCCCAGCAGAATACGAAGCGTTTATACAACGCCAAGTTGATTACGTACCCGAGTTATGAAGTTTTGTGAAGCCGCGATACTACTTGGCTAGTGTCATGCTTGCTTTTATCTTGACGGCCTGCGAAACAACACGAACCAACGCACCATTAAAAGTACGCAACACCGCGCTAACACGTTGCAGCACTATTCAACAATGCGAAAGGGCAGCCAATGACTAAGCAACCTGCCGAAATAGAACACTTACACGCGCGCATGATTGTATTTGTCGGCTGCACTATTGCCGTAACGTTCGCGCTAACCGTTATAGGTTTCGTTTACGGTCTACTTTTTGTTACGCAACCTTTAGAGCAGTCACCAAACGACGCGCAATTTATCGACTTGCTATCTACCCTAACCGTGTTTATGACCGGCACACTTA